GCCTGTGTTGTTGTTGGGTATTTGTTTTTGTGTTGGATACTTTATGTGTAAACGTAAAGTAAATAAAACCTTGGAGAAGAAGGTGGAAGCTTTAATGACTTCTGAAACATCAGATGACTCTGTTACTGATGAAGACGATGTTACCTTGTCGCCCATTGGAGAGGTTATTTTCATGTGTGTTGTGTCGGAAGAAATCCGCGAAGGACGTTCGAAAGGAGCGAATCTTAAGAGTGCTGCACGACAACGTGAAATTGATGAATTTGTTAAAACTTATGGTCTCAAATCGGGTGATAGTCAGAACATTATGAAAGCGATGTCGACGATTCGTGACAAAATGAGAAGAGAGATTGATGATTTTAAAGATGGCGATTATTATGATATTATGTCATATGGAAATCAAGCTCAAAAAGCTCAAGCCGATGAACTGATGCGCAATTTATCAGGGAAACTACGAAATTTTGAGATTTTAATCGATGATGTTTATAATGGTAAATTTAATTCCGGTAGAGTTAGACGTGCTGGAAAAGGTAAAAATAAACATCATGAAGATTATTATTCAAAGGTAGAAGGGATTGCACGTGCTTTCGAATGTGTAAAAGAATTTAATAAAGATACTGATTTATGGAAAAATTCGAAAGTAGAACGCGCATCTTATCCACCAGTTAATAAAAAAAACGTGAACAAGTATGTAAAGAAAAAATATATTCCAAAGTATGGCAAGCAAACAGAAGCAATGACGAACACACCACAGTTGTCGATCGATGCGATGACAAATGCCGTTGCCCCTATATTCGTTGGGTCAGGAACTTTGAATCTTTTTGCGACGAAAATAACATTTATCGACCGTGAGTTAAAGAAACGGACGATGTGGATGACGAAAAAGCATGGTGTGGTTGAGAATTCATATTTTGGATGGAAAGGAGAAAATGGATCGCAAGTAAAGCTTCCAATCGATTGGAAAGATTGGCACCCGTGTGGAATTGATACGATTTCAACTGATGCAACTAAATATCAAATTCCGCATAAAGTGGCTTTAAAATCGATTTTGAGTGATAGAGTACAGAATATGTCGTTTTTAACTTTTAATACTTCGACTCTAGCACCGCATATTGTCTCTGGACCTTGTTCATTTAATGAAGAAACAATGGAGTATGAGCATTCTTTATCAACTTTTGCTGGTCAATGTGGCTGTCCGTATATTGATAATTTAGGACAGGTGTTCGCGTTACATGGTGGATATAATGCGAATGCAAAAGTGAATTTTGGTCATTTATTGTTTTCTAATGGATTGATTGTTTCACAGAAAGAATCAGCGAATGTAGATCGAATTTTACAAGGAGCGATCGTTTATAGAGAAACTAAACGTGAATATCGTTCTTTGATTCCTATTGGAGTCTCTCCCTTCCGACCACAGCAATTAGCACAATTAGCAACGAAAAGACGTTGGGAGAATCATTCGATGGTCGTTGGACCAGAAGTGGTTGAATTGATTAAACAAAACTACCCGCTGAAATATTATGCAGCAAGTGTCAATTCAATTGCAGTAGATAAATCTGAGATGAAATTGGATATAGTGAGATCTTTCTCACCGAGATCAAAAGAGTGGCAATTCGTTTCAGACTTTCTCGATTCAAAACTATCTGGTGTGCTGTCAGCACCTTGTATGACTGTAGATGAAGCATCGAAGATAGTAGAAATGGATAAAGCACCTGGTTATCCATGGGCACATAATGGTTTTAAAACACGAGAGCAATTGTATAATTTTCCAGATTTTAAAACTTATGTAGCTCAGCCTTATGCGGTACCAATTTATAAAGTAACACCAAAAACGGATGAGTGGGTGACCCAAGAGGATATCGAAGTGACGAATAAATGTCGAACTTTTATCATTGCGCCTTTAGAGCTATTACTACATCAAGTAGCAATGAGTCACAATATATCTGAATCACTTAAAAATTTTTGGTGGTCCGCATATGGATTTAATCCTTTCCAAGGTGGTGCGCATAGATTAGCACAACGATTGATGTCGAAACCATTTCGATACACCTGGGATTGGGAGGGATGGGATAGAAAAGTGAGATTACATTCAACGTATGATCGTCGTAATAAATTTTCTACCTATCCTTTGAAACAGTGGGTGACAACACACACTGTTTCTGGCACCTTGAGAATGTGTAATGGAGACATTATTAGGAGACCCGATGGTAATTGTTCGGGACAGGGTGCAACTACAACCGATAATATTTTGGCAGGGATGGAAGCGACTGCATATATTTTAACATGTGCATATTTTGATGCGTATGGGTCGCTCCCGTCTTTTTATTGGTTGGAAGATCAAATAATTTTCATTTATGGTGATGATAATATCGGAGCTGTTGAAGAAGAAATTGGTGTGTTCCTGGGTAATATGACTTGGTTAAAGGCACGAGCTGCAGAGCTCGCGCTTTCGATTAAGGAGTTTGCTGGAGGAATGAATTTTGAGTTGGAGAAATTACATTTTCTAGGTTTTTCGTTTGTGAAAATTGGAGAAATGTTTTTCCCAAAATGGGACTCAGATCGAATTGCAACAGCTGCAATTTTTAATAGAGACTCAGAGCGAAATTTTGAAAAATATATTTCGAGGATCTATTCTTTGTGTATAATGTCTTTTGCTGATCGAGCATTGCATTTACTAATTCGTGAGTTGTTTAAACGAGCGATAATTTATTCGGTTGATGAGCCAAAAACATCAGCTTTGCTTGCATATATAAATACTGGTATACCGTTAGATATTGAGATTTTAGCATTCTACATGGGTTTTGAAAAATGTGAATTTGATAAATTGATGTGGGATGAGGGGGAGATGAGGGCCTTTTTCCCTCATCTGGCGGAGGTGGACCAAAAAATGAGTCTCACGATTTTTAGACCCAGTATGTCGGTGCAAACCGATGGATCGTATAAGTTTCTTTCGCGCTATTTAGGAATTTCAAATGAGGATATTATGGGGACGGGTTCTACGGCATACGCAGCTTGGATTGATTGGTTACAAAACATGTTGACTGCTGTTGATGATGACGTGGATACCTGGGCACCTGATCCTGAGAATTTTGATGAATTAGTTAGAATTTTAGAACGATTAAAGCGACAACATATGACTGGTTCATTTAACGAATATGGAAATGGACAGATTTTGTCGAAACAACAATATATGCAAAAATATGCTACATCTTTGAAGGGGAAATCATCAGCCCAGAAAAACCAAGTTTATTCGAACTACGTACAGTATATGCAAAATAAAAAGAAGAATAAACAGCCGATGAGGCAAAATGGTCGACAAAGTAAACAAAGACGTGTAAATGCAGTGACCTTCGGGCCAACTCGATCTTTGAATCGATCTGAAATAGGTGTAGCAAAAACTAAAGTGGATAAGAACCAAAAATTAGCAAATATGATGTCACCATGCGCACGTAAATACGCGGCAGCAGTGGTGAACCCATTCAGTATGCTGGATGGATCGCTTTTGAATGAGAATCGAAAAATAAATGGAGGACAAGATTTGGATCCTTCAGAAGCGTGTATCCCAACATTTCCGCCGTTGAAAAGTAGAAGAGTAAAGATTTTTACAGCAGGAACTTTTCAATCGGGCACGAATGGCGTGGGTGCAATAGCGTTTGCACCACGAAGATTAGCAAACAACTATCCTGCCGATGTATCATCGGTGCCAATTGTGTGTACGAATAGTACAGTAGCAATGGTGCCGGGTCAAGCATTTATGGCTTTAGATAATGGATCAGCATTGGGCGGGCCGCTCAATGGATTCCAATTTAACTCGGATTACACTACTGCAGCGTTAGTGACACAGAATGGTCGCGGTATTGAATACCGGCTGGTAGCAGCAGGATTACGAGTGAGATATATCGGAACAGAACTGAACCGTGGAGGTCAGTTGATTGCAATTGAACATCCCTTACATGAAACATTGAATGGATTAACTACGAATGATTTGATGAACTACGAATCAACTTTTAAATGTGTGGTGACGCGTGAGTGGTCAACGCTTACGTATACGCCAGTGAATCCATCAGAATTCGCATATATCCCCGATCCCTTCGCAAATGGAGGTGTCGGTCCAAATGATGGTTGGTTTCATTTTTTGGGATTTTCAATTCAGAACACTGTCGCAGGTTCATCATTTGAATTTGAGGCATTGTCATTGTTAGAAGCTGTAGGAGGAACGGTTAGAGATCTAAAACCTGCAGAAGCTGACATAAATGGGCTTTCGTTAGTGATGAACAAAGTAACCCCCAACACACAGAAAGCTCTAAATGATAGTGGACCGGGAAGTACATTAACAAATATTATTAATTCGGCCACTGAGATTACGGGATTGGTGAAACAAGTAGCACCCGTGATCCAAACTGTCGCCTCTATGTTGTAGAGGGACAAAGAACGTCGGTAGACCGACTATACACTTCAACTCCGAACCCAATGAGGTTGCGAGATCAAAAAAGAAGGCGTCCAATGATTGTTTTGGAGTGTATGGTGAG